CCGAACAGCTGCCAAGGCTCCAGGGTGATCAGCTGCCGCTTGAACGCCCACTCACCTTTCGTGTGTGGCAGCAGCTGCATCAACCGCAGCTTCTTCTCGGCCTTGGCCGGGTCGAACTTGTAGGGGTAGTTCTTGGAGCGACTGGCGGCTACGTCGTCAAAGTGACGCTCGATCGCCTGGTGGATGTAGCGACAGGCCGGGAACTTGCCTTTCAGGACGGACCTTGCCCACGCCATCGCCTTGTCGACGTTGGTGTACTTGGTCCTGGCCATTGGTCACTCGAGCAATCCTGCGAATGGGTTCGTTGTCTTCTGCTTGTTGCCGCCGATGATTCGCGTGCGGCTCGCGGGATCGAGCCCCAGCATCGAACCGAAGGTGACCATCTGGCGCATCGCTTCGTTCGCCGCTGTAAGCGCCGGGTTTTTCACCGGGCCGCCGGTGGCTCCCGCGACCACGATGCCGTGGGTGCGCACCGACTCTTGAGCCAGTCGCCAGTTGCCGTAGGCCGTGCAGAAAGCCTCGACGTTGTGCATGTCAGTGAGCGCGAGCACTTTGGCGCGGAGCAGCTCCGGCACCAGCATTTGCCAAACCCGAGTGGCGTGTTCGCACAACCACTCCGGCGCATCGACGTTGGTCACCAGAGCGAAGTCCGGCTCGTCCGTGTTCAGCTTGCGCTTGCCGGGATTCCCGGCCAGCACCTTCTGGGCCGTGGGTTTTGGGCGACGGCCGGAGCGCCCGGCAACCCCTGGCATCGGCGCCTCCACTAAACTTTATATTTCGCGGGTGTAAAAAAAAGACTGAGGGCGCGGTCTAGAAACGAAAAGGCCTGAACTTTCGACCCTCCCCCTCCCCAATCGCGAGAATCAATCTCATCAACGGCGAATCTGATCGATTTTTGATCATTTCTGGCGGGCGTTGCCGAACCCACCGTCCTCACCTGCCGTCTTGGCCGAGTGGCACCGGGCACACAAGGCCTGCCAGTTCGACCGATCCCAGAAGACGGTCATGTCGCCCTTATGTGGCACGATGTGGTCAACATCGGTGGCCGCGACTACAAGGCCTCGAGCCTGACAACGAATACACAGCGGATGCTTGGCCAGATATCCAGCGCGGGCCTGCTGCCACTTGTACCCGTATCCCCGCGATGTGGAGCTCTCGCGCGGCTTCTCTCGAACGTGGCTCTTCACCTGGTCAGCGTGAGCATCGCAGTAGCCGTTGGCGTTCCTGTGCAGCGCCCTGCACCCCTGGGCTCGACACGGACGCTGCGGCCTCAACGGCATGGCGAGCCGTCCAGGTAGGTCGATGGCTGCGCGTCTGGGTCTTCGCCGTCACCGTCGGCCAGCGCCTCGATCAGTGCCAGGTTCTGGCTTGCGATCGTCTCCAGCAGAGCGGTCTGCTTCTGTTCCTGCTCCAGAATCTTCTGGAGCAAAGAGATTGCTTGCTCGCTCACGGGCTACCCTCATCCATTTGTTGATCCATTCGCGCCGAGCGGCGCATCCACTGCAGGCCATCACTCACCATCCAGTCGGACGTGAGTGCCATCACAGTTGAACTCGACGATAAGCCGCGCTACTTCGTTGGGGTTCTGCACCAGGCGAACTTGGGCTTGCCCTGCCAGCACCTCGCCGCTGAAGGCATCGTGAAGGCAGTAGTGCAACCCGTTGCGCTTGACAATGAGAGGACGCGAGGTCAGCAGGTAGTTGAGACGGGATTGCTCGGAGCTCTTCATGGCTCACTCCTCTCGGCACATGCCGACTTGGCGGGCGATATCGGCGGCACGCTCGCGAACCTCCAGCACCTGGCCGTCGAACGTATGGGCGATGGCGCAGACGCCGTGCCACTGCGAGCTGGTGCCAGCCTCCTGCACGCGAGCGATGGCGCTCGGGGCCACGTAGAGCTGGCGGCGGTTGATGTCAGTGAGCGTGATCATGGCTTGTTCTCGGTTGGTTGGTTCAGCGCTCGGCGCCCGGCGCGCGCAAGCACCTGGTCCTGGCATCGGTGGATGGAGGTGCAGAACTCGCCGCGGTCCATCGGATGCTCCACCGGCAATTCGAGGTATGCGTTCCAGGCATCACCCAGCATCCGGGCAATCCTCGCTTCGGCATCAGTCAGTTCGGCCTTCATGGTTATCCCTGCGCTTTGCGAGACAAGAACAGGTCGGAGTAGCCACGAAGCTTCTCCACTCCCATGAAGCCGACAGCACCACCAGCGAAGGTGGCCATGCCCTGCGGCAAGCCCATCCATTCCAGCAACGGCACGAGGGCCAGCGTGATTAGGCCGCACAGCGCGCCCTCCAAGATCATCTGCCGCCGCGTGCCACCGCCGTACACCACTCGAAGAGCAGCGATCGCGACCGACAGGCCAGCGGCATACAGCTGGGGCTGGTGGGCCAGTACCCAAGCGAGCACAGCGGCCCACAGGCCAGGATCTTTCTCAGGCATGTTTGGCATCTCTATCCCTCCCTTTGCGGGGAGCAGAAACGAAAAAGCCCCGGCAGATGCCGAGGCTTATGGTGGATGTCGGTGATGCCGAGTTTGCTCTCGCGCACCTACCGCAAAGTAACACGAAAGATACGGGTGAGGACCGGGGATGTCAAGCGGCCTCACGTCGAACATCCAACGCACCATCAACCCAAGCCACGCCAGCCTTCCACAACTGCCGCGTTTTCTCCTCGCCGAAGCCAAGCTTCTTGCCCACATCACGCAAGGAAGTGTCCCGCGAGGTGTAGTACTTCATGATCACGGCGCCGCACTCGGCGTAGCGCTGCAACAACCGACCGACCAGGCGATCAACAAACAGCGCCTCGTCGTCGGTGATGATTGGGTCCAGGACCGTGTTCTCACGCGATGCGCAGCACGACACACCCGACCCCAGCACAACCCACCTACCCCAATGCTCGAGCAGTTCCTCGGCACTTCTTTCCAAATGGCTCATGTCCTTCCCCTCAATCCCCGGTGCAGTTGGTTCCGCCGGCGCCGCGGCGGTTGTTCGTTTCGTACTGCGCAGATGGGCCTTCAGTGCGCGGTGGCCGCTGGCGATCAACCTGCTGTTCCAGCTCGCGCACACGCAGCCCCAACTGCGTCACAAGTTCTTCCAGCGGCAGCGGCTCGCCGGTGACCGCCGACAACCACCCTGATGCGTTGCAGCGACCGCAGGGCAGGTCATAGAAAACGCCCTTCACCACTGCCCTCCCCTGGCACTCCGGGCACCTGGTCAGGATGACCCGCTCCTTGCGCAGCGCTGGGCCGTGGACTTTCTTCATTCGGCACCCACCAGCCAGTCGGCAGCCTTGTCGATGTCGTAAGGGAACGTGCGGCTGTCCACCTCGAAGCTAGCGCCGCCGAGCATGGTCACGCGGAGGCGCCGGTGATCGTCGTAGTTCTGGATGCAGACCATGAACACTTTCGAGCGGTCAAAGGCCGGCGCGTCAGGCTTCAGCGCTGTCACCGCCCACGAGAAAGCGAGGGCGCCGTGCTGAGAAATATTCATTTCGAATCCTCGCTAGTAACAAATTCGGGATGGGTGCTAGAGGCCTTGCCCTCTGCGGCCTGCGCCTGAATCTGTGGGATTTCGGATAAGGCCTCTGTAAGGCCGTGAATGGCACCAAAGCCAATGCCGTCTAACCAGGCGTGCCACTTCTCCAGGGCTGCCCTGCGCTGCTGCATGGCCTGGGTGTGGATGTAGGTGCTGGCGATCTTGCCCAGCGAGTGGTTCAGCAGCATTTCGCCGATGTGCCCGTCGATGCCGAGGTCGGTCCAGGTGCTGCGAGAGACTTTCCGCAGGTCGTGGCTGGTCCACTCACCCCGGCCCAGTTCCGTGAACACGGTGCTGGCCTGGCCCTCGCTCAGGCACCCGCCGCGACGACTCGGGAACAGGTACACGCCGTCGTACCCTTCGGCCTGCTGGATGGCCCGGTACCGGGTCAGAAGCGCGCAGATCTGGTTGGTCAGCGGCAGCCGGTGCTCAGTACGGGTCTTGGCATTCGCTGCCGGGATGAACCACTCGCCAGCCGTGACCGATACCTCGCTCCACCGGGCCTTTCGGGTCTCCCCGATGCGGGTGCCGTGGGTGAGCATCATCAGGGCCAGCATGGCCTTGGATGGCGTTTCGTCGAAGGCCTGGGCGAGCTGCTGCACGACACTGGGCAGGTGCACCGAGCGCAGCCGCGAGGCCTTGGGCAATATCTTGGCTTTCGTGAAGTCGCTGAAGCGCATCCCGGCCATGGGGTCAGACTCGATCAGCCCCAGGCGCTTGGCTTGCTTGAACGCGGTCAGCAGCAGCGCGAACATCTGGCGCAGGTAGGACAACGACACTTCGGCTTGGGAAGGCCACATCAGCTGCTTGTCCAACGTGTCGGCAGTCACGTCGGTCAGCACCATGTCATCCAGGCGCGGCTTCAGGTGCTGAGCAATGGCCGAACGGGCGCCGGCCTTGCGCTTCACCGACAGCGAGCGGTCACGCCCCATTCGGTCGCCGTACCAGTCCAGCAGCTGACCCACGGTGGCCATACCGGAAACCACGGGCGCAGTGGCTGGGTCGCGCAGCAGGCGCTGACGCAGCGCGGGCAGCTCAGCCAGCATTGCCGCGACGCTCAGCTCTGGCCAGCGGGCGACCGGCACCCATTTCTTGCCGCGCACCAGGTGCCAGGTGGCGCGCCCGCGGTTGCTCCAGAAGCGCAGGTAAAGGCCAGGGTGACGCGGGTCGCGCAGATCGCGGACGGACAGGTCGGCGGCCTGGCGGCGCACCTCAGCCTCGCTGAACTTCACTTCGCGGGTCGCGCTCATGCGGCCACCGTTGCAGGCTGGAGCAGGTAGGCGCGGATCGCCTCGACGGCATCGATGCTGCCCCGGCAGACGATCGCCAAGTATCCCTGGGCGTTCAGCGCATGGATGTACGCATCCTGGCTCGGCGAAACCTCAGCATCGAAGGGAGGCTTGGCCTTGAATTCGATGTACAGGCCGAAATAGCCGCCACGAGCCATTGGCAGCACCAGGTCGGGAACACCGGCCTTCACGCCCTGCCCCTTCAGCTTGGCGGCAACCAGCTTGTGCCGGTGCCCACCGTTCGGGACGTGGTAGATCAGCTTGTAGGCCTGCGGGTAGCGAAGTTGCAGTTCCTGCATCAGCGCGACCTGCTCCTGCCCTTCCCTGTCGACGGGCTTTGCGCGGGCCGGCTTGGCCTTGAACGGGCGAAGGACAGAGGCACTCATGCGACCACCACGGACTCGGCCAGCAAAATCGACTGGGTGCGCATCACGCCCTCGGCGTGGTACTGACGAGCAATCTCGCGATCAATGGCCCGGCTTCGGCCATCGCAGGCATCGTGGCAGGCGCTGCAAGCCCATGCACCCTGCAGGTCGTGCGGCTTCTTGCCCACTCCGCAGGTGCCGGCCAGGCGGTAGTGAGCCAAGACTGTGGTCTCAGGATTTCCGTTGCATACGCCCGGGATGCGCACTTGGCACTCCCGGCCGCGGGCGGCCTTGGTCAGTTTGGATTGACGCACGTTCAGGACTCCTTCTCGCCGCGGTGCGATTCCCACTCGAAGAGCACAATCACCCCTCCGCCCTCGCGCAGGCGGTCGTAGCAGCGTTCGCCCATGGCATGGCGCAGCTGGTCCCGGTCGAGGTTGGAAATCACCACCGTGGGGCGCATCTGCTCATAGCGCCCGTTGATGATCGAAAACAGGGTGGTCAGCTCGAATTCACTCGGCTGTTCCTTACTCGCGCCGACCTCGTCCAGCACCAGCAGCGAGGGCTCGATAAGGCTGGACAGGATGTCGGCCTCGGACTGTTCGCTGTGACGGTCGTAAGTGGCGCGGATGGACTGCAGGATCGCGCCCACCGTGCGATACACGGCCGTCGCCGACGTGTTGCGCATCAGCTCGTTGGCCATACCAGCCCCCAGATGGGTTTTGCCGGTACCGACATTGCCCAGCAGCATCAGGCAACGCCCGGTACGCTCGATCTCCTCGAACCCGGCCACGTAGCGCGTGCAGTAGGCCAGGGCCTTGCGCTGGCCTTCGTGCTCGACGCGGTAGTTGGCCAAGGTGCGCTCGGCGAAGCGCTTCGGGATCAGCGCCGAACCCAGCTTGCGGGTCATGGCCTCGCGCTTCAGGCGGGTTTCCTCGGCCTGCTGCTTCGCCTCTCGCTCAGCAATGGCGGCCTTCTCGCACTCAGGGCATCGGCCAACGATTTCGCGGCCCATG